AATTTATAACCACCTCCTCCATATTTTCTATTCTTAGATTTAGATCTTGACTTAGCTTTTGATTTTGCTCTTGACTTGGCTCTTGACTTGGATCGTGATCTATGTTTAGGACTCTTTGATCGTTTTCTTGGCATATATAATTATATATAAAAAAATGAATTAAACAATATTATTTGTTATATATTACTATTCAGACAAGTTCTATCGTATCTATGTCCGATCAACACGCTGAAATGTTCGCTGTGGTATCTTCTTATCTTGGAGATAGCAAAGAGGGTGATTTTACTCGGGCTTTGGCGGGAAGCATTCGCTTCAGAGAGACCATCAAGGGAAAAACCTATGAGAATGGACTTTTGCATTCCTTCGAAGGAAACCCTGCTTTTCAAGATGAGTATGGTACATCATACTGGTACAAACATGGTGTCCCGCATCGTGATGGAGGTCTTCCCGCTATTACGTTTACCAATGGTTCCATGTGCTGGTATACTGATGGAAATTTGGAACGTACTGGCGACTTACCAGCGAGTGTTGGATATCAGGATGGTGTGCTTGTCAAATGCCGTTGGTATCGAAATGGAGTGCCTCATCGTGATGGAAACTTGCCTTCGGTGATTACCCAGAGAGAGTACAAATTTCATCAAGGGGGGAGCCTTCACCGTGAAGATGGAAACCCTGCTTCTGTACGGTTTCTACTTAATTGTGTTCATCGACAATGGTGTGTTCGAGGCGAAATCATCGATGAAGATTTCATTTCCTACGAAGACTGGCGGGAAGAAGGCGAACATTTTCAACTGAATGAACAGAGAGTATGGTGAAGAAGAAGAGTAAAGAATAAGAGTGAACAGAGAGTATGGTAAGGAGTAATTAAGGGTTAGAAGAATATTTCTCCATACTAAATATATTTTTTATTATATAAAGATGTCAGTAAAGAAGATAATTAAAGAACGTGATGAAATGGCAGAAGGAATGGCTGTCTTATTGCAACATTATATAACTGCTCCGAAAAAAGATTTAGAAGCTATAGCTGGACTGATGCAAATGACACAAGGTGTTTATAAAAATCTCGATAATAAATTAAAAGATAAAGCATTGGGTAAAACTAAAAAAACAAGATCCAAAGCTAAAAAGAAAAAATAAAGATTGTACTTTACTGAGAGTTCATTTCAAGCACGGCAGAAAGGAACAGCATTCCAAAACGGTATCCAATGCCTTCAGAGTCAGCCATGTAGATGTAGATACGGTATTCATCGCCTTCTTCGCGAACACACGCTCCAACTTGCCATGTGTCTGGCATACCAAGCGGTCCAATAGTGCCGGAGAGCCCATCACAATATTGAAATTCAAATGTCGGTGTTCCAATTCGAGAGATCAGTTGTTGGTAGGTCATGTAATTAAAGCGTTGGGCTTTGGCAAAGTTTTCAAGGCAAAGAGGCTTCGAGCATGAGTTGATGCCAATCTCGCATCCCTGCGTATTGAGTCCTTGTGGGCTGATGCGATGGGTAGTCATGGTGTCTTCGATAGATACGATGACTCCACAGCAACTACACAAATTAGTGCAACAACTGAGAATATTGTAAGTAGGAACGCAATACAAGAAAGTCTTGATGTCGTTAGCAATGTCCGAAGGAAAATAGGTTTCTTGTTGCATGGTTGCTCGGAAGTCAATGGTAATAATTAATTCAATTTTTTATCCAATCAAACACTCTTAAATATTTAAACTCTTAAATATTCCCTTCTCGATAACTTTCCCTTTCTATACAATTTATTATTTTGATACCACTCTTCTACTAGTATTTTATTTCCTAACTTTGCTATATACGCTGGTTCGTCTTTATCTCTATGAAGTAATCCTGATTTGTTTAAATATCTTGTAGCTATGACGTGATAAAATTTACCTTTTAATATAATAACTTCTTTATTTCTTATTATAAATTCTCGTTCTTTCTTTGCTGTTCTTGGCATATATAACTAATCATAAAAACTTTAAAAAATATTTTTATGTTAAAAACTCAAAGCCATCCAATGGATATTTTTGTAAAATCCAATCGGGAAACGGTACATGATGTAAGCCTTTATTTCCCGAGGTATGATGCTGTTTGCATAATACAATCATGTTATATGTAGAATCAACAAAAATATCTGGATTCTGTTTTACTTCATTCCAGTCAAAATTTGCATATATATTCTCTCCTGTTTGTATATTATAACAATTTTTAGCAAAGAGGGCAAACTTATCCCAGTCTATCATTGTCTGAGCGTACTTCTCACAGTAGAAATGATGGGTCTCTAATGGTTGTTCTATACTATTCTTTTTATCACATATAAAGCATGTTAATTTTCTTTTATGAATAAGCTCATTACGTGTTCGTCTATATAAAGCGGTATCTTTTCTTTTTTCATGAAGGGGATAGTTTATAGTATAATGGTTTGTCATCTTCTTTGTATTCTTCTTTGTATTCTTCTTTATAATTTGAATTGATTCTTTTAAATCTACATCTGGTTCTTTGTTGTCTGGTTCTTTGTTGTCTGGTTCTTTGTTGTCTGGTTCTTTGTTGTCTGGTTCTTTGTTGTCTTGATGAAAATTTGGAATACAATTTCCCATTTAGACAATTAGATAAATATACTAATTCACATTTAGAAAAAAATGAATTTATATATGCTAAAGCCCCGCTAACACCTGTCAAACTTTCGAATGCATCCAAATTTGACTCTCGAATCCTTTCAAGAACAAATCACATCTCTAATTGCTGAGAAAGATCGTGCTCTTGAGCAAGTCCGTGTGAAATACGAGAAAATCAGGAAAGCAGTTGAGAAAGATTTCTGTTCAAAGAATGATATCAGTGAAGAAGCATTTGATAACCTCCATGCTACTTTGTACAAACTATCAAATGGAATGTATGAGGATTGTTCTATCATTCGTGAAAGATTTTTGAACGATTTGGCCAATCTCAGAAATCACATTCTCCATCACCGTGCAAACCTAGCTTAGTATGACCATTTAGACTAGTGGGTTGTGTTGTTTTTTTATAAAAAATTGAATTCCCATGTGCTAAGTGCCCCCGATAACAATTGACAAGCTTTCCAATGCAACAATTTCCTTTTAGTCAATCTCAAGCCCTTTCGCCATTTGCAATGATGAATGTTGAGTCTGTTCGACAACCGCAGGTGTTTCACTCGGCGTTTGAGACCAATCAGCGACTCAGCGATGCTCTTGCGAGGAAGCGAACTGAGATGGCTCTTCTCCATGAACAGCGCGAATGCGCCGAGAAGAACTTTCGAAATTTGAGTCTTTTGATTGCTACGACACTTCATGGAGTATCCAGAGCTGAATATGCGTATGCTGAAGAAAAACTGAGAAAAATTCGAACGGAAATGACGGACAAACAGATGGAACTGGATTATATCGAGGGTGAATTTCGCTCTTCCAATTCCCCATTTAACATTATGCACTGATGTGTATATTTGTTTTTTATTTGTTTATAATATAATATTATAAATTTGTTTATAATATAATGCCCATACTACCTGAAGAAGTTATATTATATAATGAAAAAATGGAAAGAATAATTTTTATAGGTATTATCATAATTTGTATTAGTCTTGTCTTACTGATTTTAGATTATATAAATATAATAGATCATATCGCTTTAACGATAATAGGTTGGTTTCTTGGTGCGATTAGTGTTATAATGATACTAGGCGGTAATTATGAAAAGTTAGATATAAATAATCCTGAATATTCATTTCTTCATAAAATTCTTACTAAAACTAATTAATAATCATTAAAGAGTTATATTTTTATATATTAAAAAAATTAATTACCAATTAAAAGGTTCAGCTATTTTCCATCTAATTCTTAATTCTTCTGATAGTTTAATTAGATTTTGTTTTTCTATATGAAATTTAGAATAAAGGTCTTTAAATTCTATATCGGTTTTTGATGCTAATATTTTTTCATTCATGGATATTATAGCATTTTCTATATTTGTTATATCAATAGTTATTTGTTCGTATTCAGGAATATTTTTTTCATTTGGATTTTCCTGATAATTAGTATTATTACAACATACGAAACTGAAGTTCTGTGACATTAGTTTTAATTGATATTTTCTTTTTTCTATGTATCTAACTTTTATATCTGTAAGTTTAAGTATATTGATAACTTTAATACAATTTATATTTTCAGATTTAAACTCCTCTATTTTTGATACATCGGGTAAAACAAGTCTTATATCTTCTTTTATAAATTGATAAATTTGTAAAGGTTGCTTCTTATTTCGCTTACCGATAGAAGCATTACAACCTTTACATATAGGTCTAAGATTTTTAACTTCTAATTCTCCTTCATTACTTTCCGGTATCAAGCGTCCACAATAAAAACTCATTTGCGTTATATCGATATTGCAACATGCACATTGAGCTTTTCCAATTTCTACTCCTATATATGTATTCCAAACTGACTGTTTCAACAATGCTGGAATAGTTTTCTTTCTAAGCTTAACTACTTCAGCCATTTAAGTTATTTAATATATTATTTAAAATTCAAATTTGAATATTATAAAATTAGTTAATCGTAAAGCTATTCATAAATGGATAATCTTAAATTTGCATGTGAATTTAATGATAGCAAGGGTAATGAGACAGGAGAGACCATAGATGAACATATACTAGTAGTATATACATATAATCGATTAGATATTAAGTATTCTATGGTTATTACAGATTGTAATAAAATACAATATCCTAAAATATTCTTATTACCTAGTGCCTGTGTAGATGTAATTATCGAACAAGTAAAAACAAAATTATTAACATATACATATGACAAACAATTAGATGTTGTTAATGTCACTTTGGATGTATATGGTAATTATTCAATTAAACTAATACTTGGTAAAGATTTATCATCTATACTCGGAACTGAAGCACGGGTATCACGTTTAGAGATATCATTACAATCAGTGATTGATTATGAAATTATTGATCAACATATATATCCATCATGGGATACATATGAACAATTCAAAGAACTACCAACGAATAAATATTTTACTGCATGTGATAATATTAGATCAATGTATAAAGAAGTACCAGTAAGCCACTTGGATCAAATAGATGGAGTTTATTATCAACTAATGAATGAACAATATAGTTATTTCGATGGACGTGATGATCCTGTTATGAGACAATTTGATTATAGATGGAATCATCAGAATACCGGTAAATGTAATAGTATTGATCAATTTGTAAATACTATTAATCAATATAAATATTATTTATCTACTATGAATATTTATGACCCAGCATATAACTATTTAACAAAAGATGTTAAATATTATGAAAGATATGAGGCAACTAATCCGAAAACTGATTTAATCAAATTTTCAAATAGCTTGGAGGTTAAGTCGTACAAATTTAAAATTCAGCAATTGGTAATGGAATATATTGGTAATTATGTATTTGGATGGTTTCTTACAAATAGCTCATTATGTTTCGCTCGTAAAATGAAATTAGATATTATAATAAGTAATAATACATTAACAATCAATATATTACGTAGTAAGGAATTACAAATGCCATTTATTGAATATAAACCTACATACATGCTAACTCATATTATGTTACCAGTAGTTAATAGTATTAAATATGACAAATATCTAATTAGATATTTATAAAAAGAAATAAGTTATTAATTTTTTTATATAATTAAAATTAAAGCAAATTATTAAAAGAAATAAGTTTTAAAGATTAAAACTTATATTATATAAAATTACTATATACAATGGCTGGTTCATTCTTATCAACTACATTAGGAGGTAATACATCCAAAACAGTTACTAAGAATGATTTAGGCTTAGTGATCCGCAGTTCTACAACAAATTCTTATACTAAATGTTTAAATGAAATTAAATCAAATTTTACCGATGATCAATTTAAAGCTATTGCTGAAGCTATTGATAAATATGATCGCGATTCCTTCGAAGAAAAAATATTATTCTCTACTCTTTATGAGGAAGATATGTCTGGCAATCGTAAGCAATATGGACGTAAATTTATGTATATTAAAGGCGAATATACATTTGCATTATTTGCTCATTTAAAAACTCTTGAAGTTGGTATTCGAGCTGAATCTTTAGAAAGAAATGCTTAGGTTAAATTAACTACATTCCTTAATAGAATATATTTATTTTTTTTATGAAATTTGAATATATATTCTTCTAAAAACGAAAATGAATCCAGATACTCAATTGACAAGCAAGAAGTATAAAACTCTAGGAGCATTATTAGTAGCTCCAATTAAATCAATTATACTCGTTTCGGGTAAGGAAAGAAATAAAGAAGTGAGAGATTATTTATGTTCTTGGTTATATATAAATCATTATGGAAATAAGCCAATGGTTGGAAACTTAACACAAAGAGTAATGAATCTTGATAACATTCCTTGTTATCAATATATCATTAAAAATGTATTTAATAACATCGATATCTTAAAATATAACAAATCTATCAGGTATATATTGAACCCCAGTTGTATATTATTTATTAAAAAAATACATTCTATTGAACCTAGGCTAAATGGCTCATTTTTAGATTATCTTATTAGAAGGATGATATGTGATTTATTAGATAAGGATTTTCAAGATACGAGGGCGACCCACGTATGCCAAAAAATTATTCCTGTTAAAGGTGAGAAGAAAGAAGACAAACAGAAAGAAGACAAACATAAGGAAGACAAACAGAAAGATGAGAAGAAAGAAGAGCTAAATATACTAATTGAATCTATCTCTACAAGTTATGCAAAATGCAAAAATACATCATTATATAAATCTGATATACTGAAGGATATATTTATGACATCATTATCACATAGTATTTACTTCGGATGGCAACCAGACAAGATTAAAATCGATGCTATAATAAATTTACTTTCAGATGGATATGAGATTCTAATTGATTCTTTAAAAGTATTATGTGAGATTTTATTACAAAGGGGAACAGATGGTTTATTACAGAGTGATGTTTTATTAAATCCAGACCTAGGATATAATATTCCAGAACTTAATAAAAGTATCCCTGCAGATTGTGATTTAATAATTAACAATATAGTTTATGATATCAAATGTACTAAGGATATAGGTAGTATATATGAATTATTGCAATTGTTGGGTTATTCTGCTTTAGTAGATTGTTCTCCAAGTTTAAATAAAAGGATAGAACATGTATCAATAGTAAATTTATTACAAGGGTGTATTGTGAGTTATGATATTACTGCTTTTAATAAAGAACATATGTTGAATTATATTAGAATATTAACCAAATAATATGTTTAATATTCTAAGATAATATTAACCAAATAATATGTTTAATATTCTAAGATAATATTAACCAAATAATATGTTTAATATTCTAAGATAATATTAACCAAATAATATGTTTAATATTCTAAGATAATATTAACCAAATAATATGTTAATTTATTTTTTTTATAATATATATAATATAATTATGAGTTCTAAAAAGTCAACTAGGAATAGAAGTCATAGCCGTAAAAGATCTAAGAGTCGAGGTCGAGCAAGTAGCAAAGGAGGCTCTACGCGTAAACGTTCAACAAGCAGGGGAAAGAGTCATACTCGCAAAAGCTCAAAAGGCAAATTAAAAAAATCAATTGTGAGACGTCATTATCGAGGAGGTGCTGAGGTTGTTTCACGATTAAGTCAATCTATTAATGGTAATGTTGATATTGTAGTAGCTCAAGATACATTTTTAATAGTGAGTAATTATGATGATAATTCTATTTGTTATTATTCTATTGAAGATGATCCAAATGATGGGAAGACAAACTATGTCTTTAAGGCGTATCTTTCGAAACCAAGTACTTTGATAGTAAGTAATGTTGCAGTTCAAGAAGTTAAGGATAAAGAAACTAAAGTAGTGAGGACATTTTTATTCTATTTCGTCGGTGCTAAATTAGTATGTCTTGAAGTAAATTTGAGACATGATAGAGAATATATTAATAGTGGAAATAGCAATGATAATCTTTTTATTGATTATGCGAAAAAGAACGTAAGTTTTAAAGATATTGGAGATGAAAGGAAATATATAGTATTTTATAAAAATCCAGAAACGAATACTCATAATTTGTGTTATACAACGCTTAATAATGGAGAATTGAAATTTAGTGAAATTGCACTAATAATGAATCCATCAAAATTCGAAATATATAGCATAAGTATGATAAGAACTTTAGGAAGATCTGATGATTTATATTCATTTTGTTTTATTTCAAATAATTTAATGGCATTTTTAATTTCTAATCAGAAATCTGAAATAGATCTACCAGAAATTAAAACAGATGAACTTATAAAATATACTGATAAAGGTAATAAAAATAGTTATACTTTAATTACACAAGAAGATATAAGATTTATAAAGATTAGCAACTCACGATACTTTACTTCTCTTAAAACTTATAAACTAATGTATTATCAATATAATTACAATACTGGGAGTAGTAGTCTCTTAGGAGGGGCTAAAACATCATATGTTGCATTTTCTCCTAATTATGTAAGATATTCTGAAATTCAAGGTACAGATTCTACAGAACAAAAATCTAGGGGTATGGTATATAATGATAATCATATTTATATTAATTTTAATAACATGATTTCTATATTTAGAATACCTCCTGAATGCGTTTTTAATCATTACTTGACAATGAAAAAATTAGGCAATAGAATTGAAACATCAGGTTGGAAAGATTTTGCATTACATTTTGATGACAGAATTACATTTGTTCAAAAAGCTAAAGATTACAATAGCAAAAAGAATACAGAAGGAAAAGGCGATAATAAATATAAGCAAGCGGTTAGAGATCAAGTCAGTCCATTCATTACCAAAATTGAAAATGAAAAAGAAGAAAAAGGAAGAACTGGAATATTAGAAAAACTTAAATATAGGAAGGCTAAGGAAGATGAAGAAAAAAAACAAGAAGAACAAAGAATACAAAAGAAGATTGAGAATGAAGAAAATGAGAAAAAAGAAAAAGAGAGAAGAGCTGAGGAAAAGCGATTAAACCAAGAAAAGGAGAAAAAAGAAAAAGAGAGAATAGCTGAGGAAAAGCGATTAAAACAAGAAAAGGATGAAATAGCACGAAAAAATCAAGAAGCAAAGGAAGCTGAAGCACGAAGAATACAACAAGAACAAGATGAGACTTCGTTTAAATCTAAAAGTTGGATGTCATCATTTAAAAATCCATTTAAGGGCGGTGATGAATTAGATGATGAGGCTAAGAGATTATACGACAAATCAAGCGTTCCTCTTTTTGGAAAGAAGAAGAGTATAGAAGAACTTATCAATACTTATGAACCGACAGAAGTTGAGATAAGAATTGAGGAATTGAGGGAACAAGCAATAAAAGGTAGGAAATTAGTAAATGATAAGGAAGCTCAAGATAGATTAGCAAAAAGTATTATGAATAGATATTCAGATATAAAAATGGATGGGCCTGTAGATTATAATGAGGTTAATTATAAGAAATATGCTACTAAACATGAGAATGATAAGATTGAAAACTATGATTATGATTTTCTTTATTTTGATAAGACCGATATTTCTGTTCAAAATGCTATGGGTCTTACTTTATATGATGGTAAATTATTGACTGTTACAGGAACCAATAGTATTACAGCAGTATCATTGTAATCCTCTACTATTTAATACTATCACATTGTAATCCTCTAATATTTAATACTATAATATTATATTCTTCTACTAATAGCTTTAAAGATATATTATCATAATCATATAGATTTAACAATGCAGACTTCACAAGAATTACGTAAAGAATTTGAAAACTTGAATTCTATTATTCATGAGATGGATCGATTGGACCCTTTTCTTTGTCAAAAAAAAGCAGACATTATACAATTAGAAGAAAAACTTCGACATCTTAATGATAATAATAATAAGTTATATACGCGTATTCATGAATTGAAATTGACAGAGACAAATATGATAAGAGGGGATAATAATCTACTTGGAAATATAGATGAGCAAATTAGTATTCATAATGATATTAGTTCGAATACTGTATCTATCAATAAATTAACACATAGACTTCTCTTTTATAAAAGAAATATCGAGTTATTCATTAGAAGGGTAAATTCTTTAAGAGATATAGTATTGAATTAATTTTTATATTTATAATATAGAATGCCATTAACTATTGGTACAAAAGAAGTAAATAATTTATCAGGACCTGTGAGTATGTATATACTTGAGCCTACAGATGAATATTTAGAAAGATTTCCTTACGCTCCTATTTTAATTTTACTTGGAGATGCTCATTATAGCGATAAGAATTTTTGTAAAGAAATAGATGAAAGACATCATGCTATATATGATGTAGAATTTTTAAAGTTATTGAGTGATGAAGTAGGAGACGGTAATGTAGTTGATTTTTATGTTGAAGGTGGTGATTTTCATAATGTTCCGCCAACAGATCATGAGAGTAAAGAACCAATGAAATTAATTTGGGATTTATTCACTACATGTTGTACAAGTGGTATTGAAAGAAGATTAGATGATAAACAAAGAGAGAAATGTTTATTAATTAAAAATATAAAATGGCAATCGGCAGATATTAGATTTTATGGACATTTTGCAGAAAGGTATAGCATATTTAAATTTTTAGAATTTTTTCCTAATGTCGTACAAACAATAAAGGAAAAAGGATTTGACACATTTAGAGAAACAATTATAAGTAGAATACGTTCTGAATGCAAAAATGACTTTGCTAATAAGTTATCAGACTTACAATCTTGTATGGTTACTGTTGAACACTTTCATAATGATATACTTGAAGATTATTTTAAAGATAAGAATTCTTTAATAACGGCTCAATTAAATAAAATAGGTATAAAATATAGAAATAATATTACATTATTACTTTGTAATTATGTTATGAAAATTACTAATAAACAAGTCATTAATATGAAAAACTTTCAATCTATCAATCAAGATTTTATACATTTATTTGAAGAGGATGATTTATATTCAGATAATTCATTAAAATTATTTAAAAATCTATGGGAACATTTTAATAACGGTAAACTGAGAGAATTCTATAATTTTGTGTCTGATACCGAAAATCTACTACTTGATGTATATGCACTAGCTAGGATATATAAGAGAATGATTAAGCCAATGTCCAAAAAACAAGATAAACAAGATAGACCATTAATTACCATATGTTATTTTGGAGAATCGCATGTAAATAATATGTATAATTTTTTAATAGAAAAAAAAGATAAGACCAATGATTATAAATCGGTTCTTGTAGCACCTAAAGAAATACGTTTAGGTAATAACCCTGATGAATCTAATAGATGTATAGAAATTAATTCAGTTTATAATCTTGGTGAAACTATAAAGCAATTAATTATAAAAAGAAAAGCATATGAAAAAAGTATTTAAAAAATATATTTAATAATATAATATTTATTAAATGCAATTCAAATTAACTATCAATAATAAACCAGTTAATAAGATATCAGGTCCTGTATCTATGGGTATGTTCGAACCTACTAAAGAATATTTAGAGCGATTTCCATATGCACCTATTTTTATATTATTTGGAGATATGCATGATAAAGCAACGGGGTTTTGTAGCGATGAAGGGAAAGAAGAGAATGGTGAATTTACAGTATATAATCCAGCTTTCTTAAATTTATTAAGCGATGTGGTAAAAGCTAAGAATGAAGGCGAATTAGATGGTAAGGTTGATTTTTATGTTGAAGGGGGTGCCTTGCATTTAAATGAATCAGATGTAATTTATAAAGTTAAAGATCCATTACCACAATTATGGAATTTATTTAAACGATGTTATACTAATATTAAAATGGATAGAAAGGTTTTAGATATAAATAAACCTACTTGTAATTTAATACCAAATATAAGATGGCAATCGGGAGATGTTAGATTTTTTCCAAAAGAAAAAGCAAAGGTTCATTTATATGATTTTGTTAAATATTTAATAAAGTCAGTTAATAAGCAGGATGAAACAAAAAAATTTGATATATTTAAATCTATGCTAGTAAGTGAGATGAAGACCGAAGGTATACATAAAAAATATTTATCAAAGGCTTCATTTACAGTTGATGAAACTTATAATGAGTATGTAGAAAATGAAGACAGTTTAATATATAGACAATTATGTAAAATTGAAGATGAAGAACTTAGAGAAGATACTAAACAAAAGTTTAGATCATATATTGAAAGCAACTATACTAATAATTGGAATCCTGATAATCTTGCAAAATTAAAACTCATTCATGATGATATCATGAAAATTTTCACAATAACAGATCCTCATTCAGAAGAAGGGAAAAACATAATAGATAGGTTATGTGCTTGTTATGATCAAAAAGAAATAAATTTACACAAGTATTTAGATTTTCTAATTATTAAACGTGGAGTAATGCTTGATCTATATACATTAGCTAGAGTTTATAAAACAATGGTTAAATCTATGAATAAAATTGATAGAGATGCTGTATATCCATTAATTGTTATATTTTATTTTGGTAAAATACATATAACACAAATTGCCACTGATTTGTATAATAGTATATTTAATAAAGATAAAACCCCTATTAAAGAAGATAATAGCCTATTACAAATAGTTAATCAAGGTGAAAATAGATGTATAGATATAATTAATTATCTTAGTAGACGGCGTAAAACTATTGATGATATTAATAATAAGATAAATATTTTGAAAGAAGTAAGAGAAAATCACTTAAAAAAATTAATAGCTATAAAAAACACTTAAAAAAATTAATAGCTATAAAAATCACTTAAAAAAATTAATAGCTATAAAAATCACTTAAAAAAATTAATAGCTATAAAAATCACTTAAAAAAATTAATAGCTATAAAAAACACTTAAAAAAATTAATAGCTATAAAAAACACTTTAAAAAATTAATAGCTATAAAAAACACTTAAAAAAATTAATAGCTATAAAAAACACTTTAAAAAATTAATAGCTATAAAAAACACTTTAAAAAATTAATAGCTATAAAAAACACTTTAAAAAATTAATAGCTATACAGTCAACTTAGATAAAAATATATTATTTTTTTTTGTATAATATATAATATAATGCCTTTTACTATTAATGGTAAAACTGTTAATAAAATATCAGGGCCTGTCGCTATGCATTTGTTAACTCCTACTGATGAATATTTAAAGATATATCCATATGCTCCTTTATATATTTTATTTGGAGATAGGCATAAAGATTTAACGGGGTTTTGTACAGATCAAAGTATAGAGAACGGTAGTTATAATATATATGATCCAGATTTTTTAAAGTTATTTAGCGATGCTGTAAATAAAAAGGAAGACGATGAAGAAAATGGAACTATTGATTTTTATGTTGAAGGAGGAGTTTATGGAGACCTTCATATAACAGAAAGAGAATTAAAAAAACAAAATTATCCATTAAAAGAAATTATAAATTTATTTGTAGATTGTTATAATAATACACGTATGCCTAATAGAAATAGAGAAAGAGGCACTACTGATGAAATAAAATCAACTTGTAATAAAATACCAAACATAAGATGGCAATCAGGAGATATCAGGTTTTCATTAAAATCAAAAGGAAATATGTCAATGCTATTGTATAAATTGAAAACAAATACACAAAATGATTTGAAAAGTTCGTTGATAGAAAATTTGCAATCAAAAATTTTGAAAAGAGGTCATACTGTTGATTTATCTACATTCCCATTTACTATAGGTGAATATATCACCAAATACTTAAATGATAATTTAATAACTAAACAATTAAATAAAATTAATAATGATAGCATTAGAGGTAAAATAATTAGTAAATTTAAAATATATATTGAAAAGGTTCATTCAAATGTTTTTAAAGATTTAAATGACGACAAATTAAAAGAATTAATAGACTTACATAATATTTTTAGAAATGCCAGCACTCAACTATATAGCAGAGAATTTAATTTATCAATTTTTGACATTTGGAAAAGAAAAGACATGTTGCCTACTTATAGCAACATTATGATGAAAATGGATAGTTTATTACTTGATTTATATTCATTAGCTAGAAGTTATAAAACAATGTCTAAATATATGAATGAAGAAAAGGAAGCAAATAATAAATATCCTATAATTAATATTTGTTATTTTGGTAATACACATACAACAAATATTAATGATTTTTTAACAACTATAGCGGGACAGGAAGGCTATAATGGAGGTTATGTAGGTCCTACTATTACAAACTTAGACAAAGTGGTTGATATAAGATGTTTAAATATTAATACTAATACAAATTTAGATGACCAAATAATTAGAATTAAAAGAATAAGAAAAAATATAAAATAATTAAAATATAAATATTTTAAAATAATTAAAATATAAATATTTATATCTATATAGAAATGTCATTAACGTTCACTACTGATAAAGAAGAAAAATATGAAGTTAAAAACTTAACAGGACCAGTATCTTTTACATATATTAAATCCAACAGAAGAATTTTTAAGTAGAAATCCCTACGCTCCTATTTTTATATTGTTTGGAGATTCTCATAATAGTAGTACGAATTATTGTAAAAATGCTGATGAGAAAGATGACTATGAGGACTATGATCTCTATGACGATGACGAAGAAGATGGTGAAGGTGGTTTAGCTCGCCAAATAAAGATTGGCCATTATCGAGTATTTAATAAATATTTTTTAAAATTGTTAAGCGATATTGTTTCATACGATGGCGTAGTTGATTTTTATATTGAAGGTGGCGAAATCCATAAAAGGAAAAGGGATATTATTCCAAAGATGAAGGAATTTCCTATGAATAAATTTTGGCGTTTGTTTTATAAGTGTTATTATAATGAAAGAATGGATCAAACTCAAATACAAAAAAATTATTATAATTTTTGTGCAAAATACACAAAAAATATTAGATGGCAATCCGGCGATGCTAGATTTTTTCAACAGACAAATAAAAAATTAGATTTAGGAGAATTTTTAGAAGATTTTATTACAAAATATAGAATAAAATATTTCGGAAGAGATAAAGAAGATAACTTTTCTAACTTTTATAACTTTTGCCATGAAGAAATACTATTATATCCACGTGATTTAAATTGGAGGATTGATTTAGAAAAAGCAAAAATTGATAGAGGTAGTATTTTTGATGAA